GAAGATTGAAACTGGAGCGACAAGACTGTTTGACTGTATGTCCTTGCCTAACACCTTAATGGTGCGAAAGTACTTCGGTGCTTTTGTTGCCACGATGAACAGAAGGTGCACGGCGGGATATGCGGCCATTGGAATTGATCCTGAAAGTCCCGATTGGAGTGCTCTCTTTAGACGACTGAACCGTTTTGGCGGGAAAGTTATCGCAGGAGATTACAAAGAGTGGGACGGAAGACTCGATCCAGATGCAATGATGCGAGCGGTGGAAGTGATCAACAGCTGGTACTAGAAATGGGGAGGCGAGGATTGGAAAGCCAACGACGACATCGCGAGACAAATCTTGATCATGGACGTCATCAGAACATTTACCATCTATGGAAACACTGTGGTATTTAAAGAACAAGGACTGCCCTCTGGAATGGCTATCACCGCGGACTTGAACAGTTTGGTTAACTGGATTTATATCCTAACTGCCTTTTACTCTTTGAGACCGAAAGGATCACCCTCAACACCGGATGATCTGGAGGTAACCTTTTACGGAGACGACCACGTTTTGGCGCCCCATGAACGGATTCGAGAATGGTTCCACTTTAACGCTCTTCGGAGTTACTTTGCGGAACACGGGATTGTGTACACGGATGCGATGAAACGAGGGGGAGAGATCCCTGACCTGATGGAGCTTGCGGATGAGGCCACATTTCTGAAAAGAATGTTCTCGCCTCACCCGGAGATTCCGAACCGAATTAGGGCACCCATCGAAAGGAAGACGATAGAAGAACTGACCAACTGGATTAGGAAGACGAATCGGCCGATCGATGCGATGATGGGAAATCTCTCGGATGTTCAAAGCTTTGCATACCACCATGGACGTGATTACTACGAGAAGACAGTGGAGAAGGTGAACGCGGCGCTGAAACGACTGCGGGACCGTGAAGCCGAAGAGGTTCGGTTCACTCCCCTAAAAGAGGACTTCGAGGAAATGGAGGAGCGGTGGCTCGGAAAATTCTAAGAGTTTATTTAATTATTTTATTACAAAATTTAATGCTATGAAGGACTCTTGGGTTCTTTTTGAGGTTTCTTGGTTATTCTTCCTCATTAAATAGCGCGAATTTCCGGTTTAAATAGAATTTTAATAAATTGTGTTTTCTCTCTGCGTATTAATTAAGCGGAAA